GCCACTGGTTGGCGACATTGAGATTGTCGCTATTCCACGCACGGTTGTGAGCAATGATTTGTTCGGCAATCCTGGCATGTCGCACAGTTTGCTTGATGATGCTGTGGTTGAACTGATACCGCGTGGTGCGCGCTTGCTGAAAAACGGAAGGCGTTACAAACAAATTGCTTTGCCAGAAGGAGTCAATCTTGATTTGTTCGTCGTACTTCCGCCAGCACAATGGGGAGTGATTCTCGCCCTCCGCACAGGGCCGGGCGATTTTAGCCGGTGGATTGTCACGCCACGAAAACGTGGAGGCGCTTTGCCGTCCAATTGCCGCGTAAGAGAGGGCGCGGTTTGGTGTAATGGTGAGGTTTTTCCCACGCCAGAGGAAAAGGATTTTCTGCAATTATTAGGGCTTTCAGGCCTTGCCCCGGAGAATAGGCGTCCTAATATTTGGAGGTCGCGATGAGCGCTGAAAAGTTATTATCGTGCCCTTTTTGTGGTGGAAAGGCTGTGTTGCATGAGAGCAGGAATTGGATAGGACTGTACTCCGTGTACTGCTCCCAGTGTGGGGCTACAGTAGGAGATGAGGGTTCAGTGTCCTGTAATGAGGGAACAACGCGTGAGGAGGCTGTTGCTTTGTGGAATCGCAGGGCGGGGTGTGAGCGTGCTCATCAGTATTTGTTGGACGTGGTGCGGTATTGGCAGCGTTCTGATGGAGTAATAGATACGATGGCACTTCGAGATATTGCGGAGGCTGTGGAGTATCTTGCTGAGCATGGGCTTGTAGAAATCATCGATGAATTCAGTGATAGATGGTTGCTTGCTAAGGAGAAGTGAAATAGCGAGATGAAATGGGAGTTGACACTTTGGGGGAGATAGTCTATAATTACTATAGGTAATGTAATTTGCGTTTATGTAATGAGTTGAGCCATTTGCGGTTGAGGTGTCATGGGCGCGGGAAGCAAGGGAAGCCAGCGGCGGTTGAGGGCCAGGGAGCGAGAGCGGGAGGCGCTGAAGTTGCGCCTTGCCGGTAAGACGTACGCCCAGATTGGCGAGGCTTTGGGGGTCACGGAACAGGGCGCGCACAAGATTGTGATGCGTGTGCTCAAGCGGTTGAACGAGAAAATCAATGAGGATGGCTTGGCCGTACGGCGGATGGAGGTCGAGCGGCTGGATGCCCTCCTGCGTGTGGTGTGGCCCAAGGCGCAGGAGGGCGACCTTGCGGCTGTGGACAGGGTTTTACGGATTGCAAAGCGACGGGCGGCGTTGCTGGGTCTGGATGCGCCTGTGGCTGTGGATGTGACCAGCGGCGGGGAGCCCATGCCCGTGGAGCGGATTGTGGTGCGTGAGGTGGTGGATGGTGATGACGGCGATAGCGCCTGAGGCTACGCCACGTCGGGCGACGCTCCAGCGGGTGCGCGAATGGGTGTTCGACTTGCCTTTACGGACGGAGGCAGAGTTGCGGCTGTTCGTGCGCCGGGCGTTTGGGGTGACGGTGCCCGATGTGCGGGTGTGCGCAGGGCATACCACGCCGTGGCGGGCATTTGCCGACGCGTTTTTCGCCCGCCACCCCGTGGCGGTATGGAAGGCTAGCCGGGGGTTTGGCGGGAAGTCGTTTTTGCTTTCCTTGCTGGCGACGGTCGAGTCGGTGGCGTTGGGGGCTGATGTAACGATTTTGGGCGGTTCGGGGGAGCAGAGTCGCAGGGTGTTGGAGCACATGCGGCGGTTTTGGGATTACGAGGCTGCGCCGCGGTATTTGCTGATGGGGGATGTGCAGCGGGAGATGCGCTTTGTGGGCGGCAACAAGGTGCAGGCGCTGATGGCATCGCAGACGTCGGTGCGGGGGCCGCACCCGCAACGGCTACGGCTGGATGAGGCCGATGAAATGCGGCTCGATATTTTAGATGCTGCTCTGGGGCAGCCGATGAGCGCGCGGGGGATATCCTCGCAGGTGGTGATTTCGTCGACGCACCAGTATCCTGACGGAACGATGAGCGAGGTGCTGCGGCGCGCGGCTGAGCAAGGGTGGCCGGTGTATGAGTGGTGTTGGCGTGAGACGAGCGCGCCGCCGACTGGCTGGCTCTCAACTGACGAAATCGAGCGCAAGCGGGCGCAGGTAACGGCTGAGATGTGGCGGGTGGAGTACGACCTGCAAGAGCCTGCGCCGGAGAGCAGGGCGATTGCGCCGGAGGCGGTGGAGCGCATGTTTCGGCGCGCGTTGGGGGTGTTCGAGGGGCGCGCTGGTGAAGTGGTGGAGATTGAGCCGCCGCGGCCTGACGGGGTGTATGTAGTGTCGGCGGACTGGGCGCGCAAGGTGGATTATACGGAGATTGGGGTGCTGCGCGTGGACACACGACCGGCGCGGCTGGTGTGGTTCTGGAAGGGGCATCGGGAGCCGTGGCCGCGGATGATAGGCCGCTTTGACGAGCAAGCGCGGCGGTATGGCGTCGGGAAGGACGGGAGCCGGTCGGCGGCGTATCACGACGGGACTGGTTTGGGCGACGTTGTGGGCCAGTATATGCAGACGCCGGCGCGAGGCGTGGTGATGGCAGGTCGGCGGCGCAAGGACATGGTGAGCGACGTGATTGCGGCTATCGAGGCGGGGGACATCGAGGCGCCGCTGGTGCGTTCGCTGAAGGCTGAATTGAAGTACGCATCGGTGGATGATGTGTACGGAAGCGGGCATTTGCCGGATGGTTTGGCAATGCTGGCTTTGGCATGGATGGGCGCGGTGCGGGTACGGAGGAAGGCGCAGCGCCGGGCTGCGGGGAGTGGGTCATGGCTGTAGATTTGGCGCGGGTGGTAGAGCAGTTGCGCACCAAGGCGAAGCGGCAACGGACGCTGTGGGAGTATTACCGCGGGAAACAGCCGCTGTTGTACGTTTCGGAGAATGTGCGGGATTATTTCCGTGAACGGGGGCGGTCACGGCTACTGTTTGTGGAAAATTGGGTTTCGGTCGTTGTCGAGGCTGTTCTGGAGCGCATCCGTCTGGTGAGCGTGGGGGTGAGCGATGCCCGCGCTCAGGCGGTGGTGGACATGGTTTGGGGGGCAAGCGGGTTCCCGCTGCTGGCGCAGGGTGTGCATGAGCAGGCGCTGGCCACGGGCGCGGCGTATGTGATTGTGTGGCCGAACCGAGAGGGGACGCCGCAGGTGTACTATCAGCGCCCTGGGTTGATGGTTGGCATTCCGGACAGCGAGGATGCGACGCGGCTGGCGTATGCGGCGAAGTGGTGGCTTGATGGCGATGGGTTTGCGCGGGTGACGGTGTACGCACCGGAGGCGCTGTATCGGTACCGGACACGGCGGAAGTTGAACAATGGCGAAGCGGTGCAGGACTTGGGTGTGCAGGCGTTCGAGCCGCTGGGGGAGCCAGAGCCCAACCCGCTGGAGGCGTTGCCTGTGGTGGCGTTTCGGCCGCGCCTGGATGGAGCACGGGCGGAGTTCGAGACGGCTGCGCCAGTGCAGGATATGCTAAACAAGACCCTCGCGGACATGATGGTGACGGGGGAATGGGGGGCGTTTCCGCAGCGGTGGATTGTGACGCAGGCGGATTTGTCGGGTCTGAAGAACAGCCCGGCGGGGTTATGGCAGATTCCGCCTGCGCTGGTCGACGAGGGGGAGCCTACGAAGGTGGGGCAGTTCGAGCCTGCGGATTTGGTGAATTACACGCAGGTGGTGGAGCATTTCGTGAACGCGATTGCGGCAATTGCGCGAGTGCCGTCGTATTACCTGCGCACGAGCGGGGATGTGCCTTCGGGCGAGGCGCTGCGGTTGATGGACACGGTGCTGGCACACAGGGCGCGGAGCAGGGTGGATGCGTTCATGGTTTCGTGGCGGGAGGTTTTCCGGTTGGCGCTGCGTTTCGAAGGGCTGGACGTGGCGGCGCACGAAATCAGCGTGGAGTTTGCGCCGACGGATGTTTCCTTCCCGGCGCGGGTGGCCGAGGCGCGGGCGAAGAATCGCCAGGCCGGGATGCCATTGCCTGCGATTTTGCGCGAGGAAGGCAAGAGCGAGGCGTTCATCAGCATGGTCGAGGAGGCCCAGGCGGAGGCGCGCGTGGCGGAGTTGTTGCCTGGGCCGGAGGCTTTGGCTGCGGCGCTGCGGGCGCTGGACGGGACAGGCGAGGAAAGGGCGTAGATGGACGAGATTACGGCCACGTTGTTGGCGGCGCATGGTGCGATTGTGAAGGATACGGAGGGCACAGAGTTGCGGCTATTGCGTTTGTGGGCTGAGGCGCTGCGGCGCGCGGGGGCGATGGATGCGCTGGATGGGTGGGACGACCGGCGCGCGGAGGCGGCGGTTGCGTTGAGGGCGCGGGTGCGGTCGGCGGCGGAGGATTTCCGGCCGCGGGCGGTGCTGGCCGCCCAGCGCAGTTATCAGCACGCGGAGGATACGCACCGGCAATGGCTGGATGACCTGGGCAAGGCGCTGGGCGCGGTGTTGGGGGCGTTTGTGGTGCGCAGCGCGGCGCTGGTAAAGCAGTTCGACGCGTATGTACGGATGAAGATGGTGGGGGGCAATGAGGTGTGGGATACCTCGGTGACGCGGCGGGTTGTTGAGGCGCGGTTGACGCGCCTGGGGATTGACAGCGCGACAGCGTTTCGGACGCTGTTGATGGCATCGCTGCGGGAGCAGAACCGTCGGGCGTATGGCCGCATTCCGGGGGTGCGCGGGTACCGGCGTCTGGCGGCAAAATCGCAGCGGACGTGCGCGGCGTGCCTGGCGCTGGACGGCAAGTTTTATGGCATCAACGAGGTGATGGAGGAGCACCCCAACGGGCGGTGCCAGTTGGTGCCGGTGACGGATGCGTATGCGCCGACGTGGACGTCGGGGCGGGAATGGTTCGAGGCGCAGCCGGAAGAGGTGCAGCGGCACATCCTGGGGCCGGGGCGCTGGAAGGCGTGGCGCGAGGGGCGCTTGCTGTGGGAGGATATTCCGGTGGTAACGATGACGGAGTACGGCCCATCGGTGGGTGTTATCCGTGTGCGCGATTTGCCAGTAAACAAGGCGGGAGATGCCGCCATTTTGTGAGGAGGTTTCCGAGATGGGTGAAAGAAACGAAGGCGAGACGCCGAAGGATTTCGAGGCCTGGCTGGCGCAGCAGCCCGACGATGTGCGGGAGATGTATGAGCGCCATATTAGCGGGCTGAAGAGCGCGTTGGAGCGGGAGCGGGAGGCTCACCGCACCTTGGAGAAGCAGTTGAAGCGTATTTCCAAAGGCGAAGAGGTGCCGGAGGCGATTCGCACGCAGTTGGAGGCGTTGGAGCAGCAAGTGAGCGCGGCCAGGCGGCGGGCGGATTTTGTGGCGCAGGCGGCGCAGCGCGGGGCGAAGTACCCCAAGTTGCTGCTGGCTGCGGTGGATTTGAACGGCATCGAATCGCTGGAGGATGACAACCTGTGGCATGGGCTGGCGGAGCAGTATCCCGACCTGTTTTCGAGCAAGCCGCAGGTGCAGAGCACTGGCGATGCCGGCGCGGGCGAGAAGCCGCCGGAAGCGCCGAGTGTTGACCGATTCATTCGCACACTTGCAGGAAGAGGAGCGTAAACGATGGCTTATAACGACGCGATTTTGCGTAGCGACGCGGAGGCTTTGATTGAGGAAAGCGTGGCTGCACAAATTTTCCAGGGGCTGGCCGAGACCAGCGTGGTGATGCGCCTGGCGGCACGGCTGCCCGATATTCCGGCTTCGAAACACCGCTTGCCGGTGTTGAGCATGTTGCCGGAGGCGTATTTCGTGAGCGGCGATACCGGCCTAAAGCAGACCACGAAGGCCGCGTGGGAGAACAAGTACATCACCGCCGAGGAACTGGCGACCATCGTACCCATCCCCGAGGCGGTGCTGGACGATGCTTCATACCCTATTTGGGACGAGATTCGCCCGCACCTGGTGGCGGCATTGGGCAAGGCGTTCGACGCGGCGGTGCTGTTTGGCGCGAATGCGCCGAGCACCTGGCCAACGGCGCTGGTGCCTGGCGCGCAGGGAGCGGGGCATGTGGTTGACCTTTCGGCGGCCAGCGATTTGTATTCCGCTATCATGGACGAGGGCGGCGTGCTGGCGAAGGTTGAGGAGAGCGGCTATCTGGTGAATGGGCACATTGCCGCTATCAAGATGCGCGCCAAACTGCGCGGGCTGAAGGATACTTCGGGGCGTCCGCTATTCATGCGTTCCATGCAGGAGGGGACGCGGTACGAACTGGACGGCGAGCCGCTGGAGTTTCCGCGCAACGGGGCGTGGCAGAACAGCGTGACGGTGGACACCACGACCCTGAACGATTTGCTGCTGATTTCCGGGGATTTCTCGCAGTTGGTGTATGCGTTCCGCCAGGGGATGCGGTGGAAACTGCTCGACCAGGCGGTGATTACCGACCCCAGCGGGAACATCATCTACAACCTGGCGCAGCAGGACATGGTGGCGCTACGGGTGACGGTGCGGCTGGGCTGGCAGTTGCCCAATCCGGTGAATGCCGTGGACGACAGCGCGAACCGGTACCCGTTTGGCGTGCTGGCAGGAAGCGTGACTACGGGCTCGTAAGAAGTCTTTGAAGGAGGCCAGGCGTGGCGGTGAGTGCGGATGTGATTGCGTGCGTGCGGCGGATGGTGGCCGAGCCGGAGAATGCGGCTCCGTGGGACGATGACACCATCTCGATGTATATCGAGCGGTACGCGTTGCGTGACGCGTCGGGGCTGATGCCTGACGACGAGGGATGGACGCCGACGTATGACCTGAACGCAGCAGCGCGGGACATCTGGAACGACAAGGCCGCCGCGCTGGCCTCCGAGTTCGATGTGAGCGTGGACGGCACGACGGCGCGGCGGTCACAGCGTTTCCGACAGGCGCGGCGGATGGCGGCGTATTACGGTGCGCGGGCGGTTGCCAGGGTGGTGGCGGTGACGCGGGCCGAGGATGCCGCCGAAGTATTGCCCGGAGAGGTGTGAGATGCGAGTGCTGGACGGCGATGAGCGCGCGAACGCGGCGGCGATGCTGATGGATGTGTGGCCGTTCGAATGCGCTATCCAGCGCGCCGAGGCTACGGAGAACGAGGACGGCTCGGTGACGGCGGTGCTGGGTGAGCCGGAGAATCCGGTGCCGTGCAGTATCGTGATGCAGCGCTTGCGGAGCGGTTTGGCGGGCGCGGAGCCAGGGGTGACGGCGACGCGGCGGGTGTATGTGCGTTTGCCGGAGGCGCTGGCCGGTTTGACGCTGCGCTCACGCGTGCGGGTGTATGTGCGCGGGAGCGAGACGCCGTGGAGCGTGTATGACGTGGATGGGCTCCCCATGGCGGCGATGGCTTCGGTGTTGGTGCCTGTGAAGGATGTCGGCGAGGTCAGCGATGACTTTACGAGTTGACGACCGTGAATTTCGCGCGGCTGTGGCGCACCTGCGGCGGGCTATGCCAGGGCAGGTGTTGCGTGGGCTGCGGGTGGGCGAGGCTGTGCTGATTGGCGCAATTAAGATTGCCATGGCCGAGCCGAAGCGCGGTCGGCGGTATGGGTACCATGTGGCCTCTGCGCCAGGGGAAGCACCGGCTATCGACACCGGAGAACTGGCGGCGAGCGTACGGGAGTTAGGCTCGGCGGCCTCGTCGTTGGAGGTGTGGGTTGAGTACGGCTCGGATGTTCCCCAGGCGGCGTTTACGGAGTTGGGGACGTCGCGGATGGCGCCCAGGCCATGGCTGCGGCGTATCAGCAACGAAAAGCGCGGCGAGGCGCTGACTGCATTTACGGCGTATCTGCGGCAATGGCTGGCGAGGCTGTGAGATGGACGATGTGCTCGGTACGCTGACGACGTGGGTGCGTAGCCAAAATGCCGTGGTTGCGCTGACGACGTGCATCCGGCCAAGGCGGCTTTATCCCACGGATTTGCGGCAAAAGGCGCTGTGCGCGGCGTTCAACGTGATGGCCGAGCCACAGCCCCCAACCTACGGCGACGCGGCCGAGGTGGCGCACTATACGCTGGATGTGGATGTGTACGGCGACGATGCGCCCAGCGTGGGCGAGTTGGCCGATGCCCTGGTTGCCGTGATGAACGGCGCGAAGGCATTGCCGGAGGGGATTGCCGGTATCTGGCTGACGGGCGACGCGGGGACGTCGTTCCAGGACGATTCTTACCGATTTAGGCATCACCTGACGTTTCGGGTGGCCGTGAAATGATGCAGAAGGAGTAAGCCATGACTGCAACTTATGCAACTGTGCTTTCGGTAAAGCAACTCGGCGATGATGGGACTTATGTGCCCATCGCCAAGGTACGCGATGTGAAGGGGCCGGGGTTGAAACTGGATACCGAGGATGTGACGACTTACGACTCCAACGGCTGGAAGGAGTACGAGGGAACGCTCATCGACGGCGGCGAGGTGTCATTCGAACTGGAGTATGACCCTGCGCTGAGCACGCACAGCGGGCAACAAAGCAACACTGAGGGACTGCCAGCAATGCTGGCTGCGCGGCAGCCGCGGGATTTCAAAATCACATTTCCAGATTCCGCAGAGGTGCTGTTTAAGGCGCTGGTAACTGAGTTTGAGCCTGATGCGCCCACGGGTGGCACCCGCAAGGCGAGTGTGAAGATGCAGGTGACCGGCGCGGTGGCGATGCCGTAAGGAGGTAGACGTGGCAGACAACAAGAAACCCCGTATTTTGAGCAGGGACGCCATTCGGGCGCTGGATGACCGAGTACGTGAACTGGTTGAAGTGCCGGAGTGGGGCGGGGCGCTGTATGTGCGTGCGATGACTGCCCTGGAGCGGGAGCAGTTCGAGCAGTCGCTGCTCGACCAGCGGCGCGGGAAGAACCGGCTGCGGCTGGAGTATGCGCGGGCGCGGCTGGCCGTGATGGTGTGTGAAGACGAAGGCGGAAAACCCATCTTCGAAGACGCGGATGTGGCTTGGCTGGCGACGAAGAGCGCCGCGGCATTGGAGCGCATTTTCAAGGTGGCAAGCCGGTTGAGCGGGCTTGATGAGGACGACTTGGACGCGTTAGCAAAAAACTAAGGGCGCATCCCCGGCGGCGGTTTGCCTATCGGTTGGCGCTGGCGCTGGGGATGCCCTCGGTGGATGCCATGCTGGACAGCATGAACGCGCGGGAGTTCAACGAGTGGATGGCGTATTACGCTTTGGAGCCGTGGGGCGTGCTGGCCGGTGATGTGAGGGCTGCTATCGTGGCGCAGACGGTTGCTGCGGTGCATAGCGACCCGAAGGCAAAGACGCTCAAATTGGAGGCGTTCATGCCGACGTGGTCGCGGGAGATGCTGGACGCGCCGGATGGCGACAACGAAGGCGAGGCCCCAGACGAGCCTTGGAAGCAGTGGAAGGATGCGTTTGCGCTGTTGGCGAAGGCGCATGGAGGCAGAGGCGCATGAGTTTAGGAAAGATTGCAGTGCGATTGGTCGCAGACCTCTCGGCATTTGATTCTGGCTTGGCAAAGGCCGAGGCCAAGGTGTCGCGCTGGGCCGGTCGGCTGACGAAGACGGGGCAGCGCCTGACTGGCGCGGCGACGCTGCCTATCCTCGGTTTCCTGGGCTTTGCCACGGCAAAGGCCTCTGACTTGTACGAGAGCGTGAACAAGGTGCAGGTGGTCTTTGGCGATGCAGCGGATTCCGTACTTGCTTTTGCTCGGAACGCTGATACATCGCTGGGGATAAGTTCGCAAGCCGCATTGGAGGCGGCAGCAACGTACGGCAATCTTTTTGAAAGTGTAGGGCTGGCAGAGGACGCGTCGGCGGATATGTCGATGCGGCTCGTTCAGTTGGCTTCTGATTTAGCGTCGTTCAACAATCTTGACCCCTCGGAGGTGCTCAGAAAACTGCAATCCGGCTTGGTGGGCGAGGTTGAGCCATTGCGTGCATTGGGTATCAACCTGAGCGCCAATGCGGTAAAGGCCAAAGCGTTGGCAATGGGATTGGCTGAGACAGCAGATAAATTGACACCAGCGATGCTTATGCAGGCACGCTATACACTGATTCTGGAGCAGAGCCAGAACGCGATGGGAGATTTTGCGCGCACGAGCAATGGCGTGGCGAACAGCACGCGCATCGTGAAAGCGCAATTGCTCAACTTGGCGGCTGGGCTGGGTAGCGTGTTGCTGCCTTATGCAATGAAGGCGTTGGATGTAGGAAAACGCCTGTTGGGCTGGCTAAATTCGCTATCTCCACAGACGCGCGCTGTGATTGTGGGAGTATTAGGGCTTGCGGCTGCTGTGGGGCCGCTATTGTGGTTGTTGGGGTCGTTTTTGGGCGCGTTATCGTCCATCTCTGCGGCGATGGGAGGGCTTTCGTTGTCGCTTTCCGGGCCGCTGCTGCCCATTCTGGCCCTGGTCGCGGCGGTGGGGTTGCTGGCCGTGGCGTGGAAGAAGGATTGGGGTGGTATTCAGGAGAAAACCGCGGCGGTATGGACGTTCTTGCAGCCGGTGCTGGCGCAATTGGGGGCACTGTTGAAAGAGGGACTGACCCTGGCGGTGCAAGGGTTGAGCGCGGCGTGGGCGTTTTTGCAGCCAGTAATAGAAGCGGTGGGTAATTACGTGCAAGGCGTGTTGTGGCCTGCGCTGCAGGTTTTCAGCGGGTGGCTGGCTACGGTGGGACGCGGGTTTGTGATGGTGTTCGGCGCGGTGTGGCAGGGGGTGCTGTTACCGGCGCTGAAGTTGGTGTGGCAATTTATTAGCGCGGTGTTGTGGCCGATTTTCAAGGCTGTGGCGCGGTTTACGCAGGCAGTATTTGTCGCAGCCCTGCGGGCATTGGGTGCAATTTTTGAGACGTATGTCTTGCCCGCGATGCAGGCTGTGGGGCAATGGCTGGATGAGCACTTAATGCCAATATTCGAAAAGGTAGCCGATTTTATCAGTACGGCGCTGATGCCCGTGTGGGATGCGTTGGGTGGAGCAATTTCCAAGGTGGCTGACTTTATTGGTGATGTTGTTGGGAAATTGGATGCAATGGCGCAAAAACTTGCTAACCTGGAGTTGCCAGACTGGCTGACGCCTGGAAGTCCTACACCGTGGGAAATTGGCCTACTGGGTATCAATAAGGCGCTGGAGCGGGTCTCACGGCATGGTCTGCCGCGCATGGCGGCGCAGTTGGATGTGGTGCATCGTGTGGGGCCCGCGGTGCCTGCGGTGGGTTACGAGGGTTCCAGTGTACGGGTACAACAGACTCCTGCAGTGGTGGTGAATCTACATTACGCGCCGGCTGTGGCATTGGGCGACCGTGTGGAGGCAGAGCGGGTGCTGGCGCCGATGGTGGCGGAGCAGGTGCGGGCTGCACTTGCGGGAGCGTAAGCGATGGGTGCGCGATGGCGTGTGCTGGTGGATTGGCACCACGACGGGACGTACAGTGACGAGACGGGGCGTGTATTCCACGTGGAATACGCCCGCGGGGCAACGCATTTTATCCGCCCAGACGGGCACGGGTTCGAGCGGCCGCGCCGCGGCAAGGGAAAGGTGCTGTTGAGCAATACCGACGGGCGGTATGATGCGCTCAACACGGCTTCGCCTCTGTATCCGCACGTGCTGCCCGGCGCGCCCATGCGGGTGGAGGTGAGCGCCGATGACGGCGCGACGTGGGCGGTGCGATTCGTGGGGCGCGTAAACGATTTGCGGCCCATGCGCAGCCGTGGGAGCAAGGCTGTGGAAATGCGCATCCAAGAGGATTGGGGCGCATTAGGAACGCGTGTGTACAGTGATGTGTTGGAAAACGTGTGGAGTGATGAGGCTATGACGGTCATTCTGGATAAAGCGGGATGGCCGAACGATAAGCGCGACATTGCACCAGGGTTGAACAAGATGGCGTATTGGTGGGCGGAGGGGGGCACGGCGCTGGAGGAGATTTTCAAACTTGCTGAAGCCGAATATGGGCACGTGTGGGTCTCTGGTGATGGGGTGCTGCATTTCCGTAACAGACATGCAGAGTATACGAGCAGCGTGACGTTGGATGGAGCAGTACTGACGCCAAAGACAACTGTTCAGCAGCCCTGGGACGTGGTGCGGACGGTGGTGCAAATCCCTGTACAGGTGCTGGCGCGGGTTAATGACGTGGTGCTTTACAGTTTGATGGAACCCTTACGCCTTAACGGCAACAGCGCAGTAACTATGTGGGTGAACTACACGTATCAGAATACGCCGGCGCGAGCACTTGCAATTACTGCCGTGAACTATGCTGCCAATGGAGCAGCGGATGGTAGTGGTACAGATTACACGACGGACGTAAGTGTGGACGTAACGCGATTCGCTGCTTCTGCCAAGGTCGTCATTACCAACACAACGAGTAGCGTTGTGTGGCTGACGATGTTGCAGTTGAAAGGCGATGCACTGTGGTCGTCGAACACACAAACGGCCAGCAGTAGAGACGCTGGCGGCATTGGACTTTATGGTGAGCGGGTGTTTACCCTGACTGCGCCGTGGGTCGAGGATGTGTATGTCGCGCAGGATTATGCGGATTTTTTGCTTTCATGGTGGAAGACGCCGCGGCTTTACCCGGAGGTGGTGTTGCGCGGGAAGCACGATGTGCAGGAGCGGCTTGACGTGGGAACGGTCATTGATGTGGACTTGCCGGAGGAGCACCTGAGCGGCGAACATAGAGTGTTTTTCGTGGATGAGCGTTGGTTGACGAGCGACGGGTCATTATACGAAACGAAAGTGCGGCTTAATCCACGGTTCAATTTTGTCGCGCGCTTCTGGCGGTTCCCGACGACGCTGGGTGTAAGTTCGGTATTTGGGTTTTGAGCGGAGGTAGTAAATGCAGCGGTATCGTGGTGTGTGGAGCGACGAAACGAAAATCGTGACGGCTGGCGATGTAGCAACCTATGCTGGTGTGCCGTCTGTGGAGAATTTCATTCGCACAATGGCGGCGCGGCGTGGTCTGCGAATTGACATGGAGGCTGACAAGGCGCACCCAGTATACGCGGAAATTGACCATGGGCGGTGGCTGGCTGTGTGCGATGTGTGCGGTGGAGCGGAGTATGTCGACCCGCAGGAGCCGATTTTCTTCTGCCAGGCGTGCGGGAATGCGCGCTTTGAGGGGCGCGTGCGGCATGTGGTTTTTCCTCGGGCGCGGCGGCGCATCGAGCGGGAACTACTGAAAAAGCCGGTAAATGAGCGGCAATGGCGACGAGAGGTGAAGAAATGAGCCTAAGCGATTGGCAATCTGTACCGCTGGTAGCCACAGGCGACCTGTGGACGGCTGCGGAACACAACACTTATATTCGTAACAACCAGCAGATTTTGTACGATGGATTGGCAGCGGGCCACGGCAGCGGCTCGAACGCAGATATGGTGGATAACCTGCACAGCCACAATTTTGAGCACTGGGACGGGTACGTTGACCTGGACGACAACATCGCCGCGGGGTGGGTGACTATTGCGGTAGGCGGTAGTAGAGTAGCGGGGTGGTTCGAGTTTTCCAACTCTCTGCTGGAATACATGCGTGTATTCGCCGCTCATTTATACACATCGACCTATAGCCCTACAGGTTCTGTGTTGCGCGAATGGGCCTACGGACGCTACTGGAAGGATGATGGCACCTACCCAAATTACTGGGTGATGCGCGGTGTGCGCGTGTTGCGCCGCGACAGTGACCACACGGCAAAATTGCAAATCTACTGGCCAGGTACTGGGCAAATGCGCGTGTATCAATACACACCAAACACGGATGATTGGACGCGGTACGGGTACCTGCGTGCCTGGACGCTGGTCCCCCCGGTGTTGGAAAGCACGACGGATTACAGCGTAGGCGCTACAATCGTCCCCGGCAACGGCGCCTGGCGGCTGGCGCGGGCGCTTTCCGGCGGCTCTGGTGTAGGCTGGATGTCAGCCGGTGCAGAGCAAGCAATTTTCACAGCAACAACACCAGCATTGATAGACGGCGTGACAAATACATCTGCAGTGAACCTTGCTCCCAGTGGGGGGTGGCACTACGATTATCAATACTTCACAGCAGCATATCCCATCGCATTATCAGGCGTACGTATCTGGATGAACAGAAACGGTGGACGCATTGGCTGGGGGCTGCAATATTATGACGACACGGCAGCTGCATGGCAAGATGCCGTACCGTTCTGGTACGATACAGATGGAACGGGAGGCACGTGGCAAGTCAATGAGAAGACATTCAGCAGAACCATTGCCACAAAGTGGCGAGTTGTTCTCGGAATCTATGGAGATAGTGGTGGCTCGACAGCCTACTTCGCAGAGGTGCAGTTCTACCAAAGTAGCAACCTCGTTATTACAGACGTGCCGGTAGGTAGTGCAATTTCACTATATGATGGCAGTGGCACATTGCTGGAATCTGTACGTAACACAGCGTGGGACAAACAGGGCATTGCGTTGTTTACAGCGAATATGGCGGACGTCGCAGAGATTCGTATTACTCGACCGGACGGAGCGACAAGGTGGCTGCGGTTCCCGACGTGGGCGATTGACGGCGGCACACTCGCCAATGGCGACGTGCTGACGTTGTATCCGCTAACCTAACCTAATTTGGAGGTGACAAATGGCGAAAGATAAAAACATTTTTGATTTGGACGCGCTGCAATCCAAAGCCCCCACGGTGTCGTTCGAGTACGAAGGGCAGACCGTATCCCTCACCCTCGATGGCGCTGCAGACCCCCGCCCGGCGGGACCTGCGGAGCCTGCTCTGATAGCCTGGCTCGCCGAGGCAATCGAGGAGTGGAACATCGGCAAGGGCAAGCGCATCTTACCCGTCAAGCGCCGTACCATTCGGCAATTGCCAAAACGCTTGCGAGACCGTATCGCCACAGAGGTGATGGGTGCGTTGTCCCCTGTAGAACAGGAGGAACCCCATGACGAAAGTGATAGTTGAAGCAACCAGAGGCCTCCGGGTTCGAGAGAAGCCCACCGTTTTCTCTCGTGTTGTGGCGGGGCTTCCTTACCACAGCATCGTTGATGTGACCGAGAAAAGCGGCGTCTGGGGCAAGGTGCCCTCAAAGCACGGGTGGATTCACCTCGGCTACACTTCTCCATGGAACCCGGATGACCATCCCGTCACAGAGTGGCTGGATGAGCCGCTTGTTGACATTAGCCACTATCAGCCGTGCTTGCGTGATGGCTTCTGGTGTGGGCAACGCATTCCTTGGGCTGTTGTTTTGAAGGCCTCGCAGGGCACAGACATTCAGGATGCGACGTTCTGCTACCGTTACCGCACTCTCTCAGACATTGGGTGGCATCGTGCCACCTACCACTTTGCCGAGCCTTTGGCTCCGTGGAGGGGCCAGGCTGAGATGTGGAAGAAGGCCATTGCCAGCGCTGGGCGCTCCCCGACGGGCGAACACGTTGCCTTGGATTGGGAGTGGTACGTGCCTAAATCAAAGCGTATTACAGCCCGTGCGAACCTCCTTGATTTACTCAAGGCCTTGGATGATATGACAGGCCGGCCTACGTGGGTCTATACCGGGAAATACGTTTGGGACTATTATTTTGCTGATTATGATGCCGTCGAGGATGTCACAAAGGGACGTCCGCTGTGGTTGGCGTCCTATGGTCGCGGCGCTCCACGCCCGCCAGTTGGCTGGAAGGCTGTTGACGTCTGGCAGTACACACCTCGCGGTACATGGTCGGGCATCCTGAACCAGTTCTGGCGTCCGAAAGATGTTGACCTTTCCCATGTGAACAAGACGTTTGCCGAAAACTACCGGTGGTGACCCGTGGAAAACAGTGAAATCATTGAAGCGCTCAGAGAGATATCAACAAAACTTGCCCGCCTGGAAGCACTGAGCGAGAGCAATCATGCCAGGACGGAGAGTCATGAGGCGCAACTTGCTGACCTTATCAAGGCAATCAATGACTTAACCACTCGTTTGGATTTGCAGGCAAAGGATGTGCGTCAGGCCATTGACGTGTCACGAAAGGCCATAGAATTGCTGACAGGCAATGGCAAACCCGGCCTTGCCGAGCGGTTGAGAGCGCAAGAAAGTCTTTGTCAGTCCCAAGTGCAGCCAGAACTTGCCAAGATACCGCAGATGTCGCAAGACCTTGATGCTGTGAAGAAGTCGTATCAGACTATGAAGAAAGTGGCAATATGGGTGCTTAGCGCCCTTGCCACACCAACCCTATACGAGATGGGTAAATATATTGCCCACTCCCTATTTCATTAGGAGGAACAAAATGCAAACTGTTGTCGATATCCTGACCCAGATGGGGCCTCTTGGCCTTGTCCTCGGCCTGTTGGTGGCCGTCGCCGTGTATTTGCTGGAGTTCACAGACCTGCTTCCCTCCGGCAATGCCCGTCGCACGGCGGCCATTGTCATTTCTGCGCTGCTGGCGCCGCTTGGGCAGCATTTGGATGCTGCTACCATTCTGGGGCTCATTACGCTTATCACTTCTACCCTGCTCCATATGGCCCAAGATTGGCTGGTGGCATATCTGCGCGCTCATACCATTACCCCTGTTCCTGGTATTGATACCCAGTAAGTTGTGCCACTAATGCAAAAAGCCCCGTCCATTACAGGCGGGGCTTTTTGTGTTGGTGTACCTGGTCAGGCGTTCAGAAGCGAAGCATTGTTTTCCCCTTCTATTTCAGCGGTTTGAGCGAGATGCTGAATTTGGGTTCCTTGCCTGGAGTATAGTAATCTGGCAGGATTTCTTGAAGTGTGCCTTTTGGGATGAGGTTTTGGGCGGCTGCGCGCCAGTCCACTTTCGTGGTGGCGAAGAGGCCTTCGGCTTGCTGGGCAACGCCCATAGCGTGGCAGATGGCTTTCCAGTTGTAGGTGCCACGGCGGAAAAATTTGTAATCGACGAGTCCATGGGGTGTGGGGATGCGTGCTTTGGTTTCGTCGATTTCTTTAGCGAGTGTGGCCAGTTCGGCTTCGATTTGGTTGCACTCGGCTTTGAGTTCTGCCCAGCGTTGGGCAAGGGCGATGAGTTTGGATTTTTGGGGTTGTGTGTTTTGAGTCATGGTTTTCTCTCCTTACAATTTGTCGTTTCTTTCCCAATACGCAATGGCCTTGCCCAGAACCTTGGCCATTGGCAGCGGTACGGCGTTGCCGATAAGCCGCTGTTGGCCTTTCACGGTAAAGGGGGACTGGTCGAAGAAATCTTCGGGAAGCCCCTGCAAGCGCAACCCCTCCCGTACGGTTTCCCGCGACGGGCCGCATTTGGCACTCAGGCGCACCCGTCCGCGACCGTGTTTGAATGCCCCGGAGGCCAGCACCGCCGGAGACCATGCAACGGGTTCCAGCGCAACCCAGCCGCGAATGTAAGTGCGTAAATCCACGGCGTCGTTGTCGCGAACGCCAAACCAGAAGCGACGCAGCCGGTTCTGTTCCTGTCCCAGCCAGCGGTTGTTGAGCAGGAACGAGTGCACCGCATAGCCCGTCGTTTTCGGCGCAGGTGCGCCGGGGACGTTCTCCATCAGGAACCAGCGCGGGCGGGCTTCCAGCACCACGCGGGCAAATTCGGGAATGAGGTCTTGGGCCACCGCCTCTTCCCCGTAGCGGGCGCGCACCACAACGGCCAGTTTGCTGTGCGCTTGGCACGGCGGCCCGCCGATGACGCCGCGGAATACTCCGGTAGGGGGATGAAACCGGCGTATGTCGTGCAGGCTACCGCACATGGGGTCAGGGCCGCGTACGACCGTGTAGCCCGCTTCTTCGAAGCCCAAGCCGAGGACGTCTATTCCGGGGAATAGGGATAAAACAAGAGAACCAGTCATGGATTGGATTTGGTTATATCAATTGCGGCAAGTGCCTGGGTGATATTACGGACGATGGCGACCTGGCCGCGCCAGGTTTGGAAGAATTTGGCTTCGTCGGGCGTAAGATGCCCTGTAGCGGTTTTGACTTCGAGGAGGTAGTTTTGGCCGCGGTAGCCGACGAGGAGGTCGGGGAGGCCGCCGCCGAGGCGGTGGATGGGGTGAACGGTTGCGCCTACGGCGCGGAGGGCGGCGACGATTTCGGCCTGGTTTTGGTCGGTTTTGGCGTTGTAGCGCATGGGTGGATGATTGATGAGTCAGGATTTGCGATTTGAGGCTTGTTCGGGGGAATACCAGACGCCGGTTCGCAAGCGGTTGGCGATGACGGCTTGCAGGGCGCTGAGTGCGTTTTCGTAGGCTGCGGTTTCGCCTTGCAGGGCGGCGGCGTAGTCGAGGGTGACGAGGAGGTATTCGCAGGCGAGGAGCGCGTCTGCGGGGGCGATTTGGAAGGGGTGTTGGGTGATTCGGTCTGCGGTTTGGGTGATGGTGGTCATTTTTGCACTCCAAGGCGGGTGATGAGTTCCTGGGCTTGCTGGATGGCTTGTTCGACGTCGGCGAGTTCTTCGATGGCGGGTGTCAGGACGGCGAGGGGGCCGGTGCGCCGCAGGGTTTGGGTGATGCGCAAGCGGGTGATGGGGATGAGGGCTTTGGCTTTGGCGAGGTGGGCGGCGGCATCTTCGGCCAGGGCACGGCGCTGGGCTGTGGTTTTGGTGTAGCCTTTAGGACGCGGCATCTTCGCTCTCCCAGGCCGAGCGGAGTTGTTTGGCCAGTTGGCCAGCGATGGCCTCAGCAGATTGAGCGCGCCAATGGGTTTCAATGACCCAATCTATTGCGTAGGCAGCGAGGACGCTGGCTCCGGCGGTGACGGCGGCGGCGAGCATGATGATGGCGTGGTCGGGGTGGCCAGTGGTGATGTCGTGGGCCATGAGGGGGACGAGGATGGCCAGAACGCCCAGGGTGTAGGCGGGGATACGGGGGAGGGGTTTGCCGATGGCGGCGCGCCAGGGGAACCAGTGGAGGACGCCCTCGGCGAGGGCGATAACGGCGAGGGTGACCTCAATGCTCATGGTTTGCTCTCTCCACTGGGGTTGTTGTCGAGACCAGTCATGCGGGCGTATTCACGCAGGATATAGCGTAACACAGTTACACCTGCTTTAATGCCCGTACGTTGGGCCACGCTCTGGATGATGCGACGGTCATTGTCGTCAAGATGTAATGCGATAGTTTTGATATTGGCAAGAGAGTCTTTCACGGTTATACCTCCTGGTAATGGCGGGGCTTCCAGGCGCAGCCCCAATGATGTTCCCTACCTTATGTGCCTTCCGGGCGCAGGCTGGAGGAGATGCTGCTATATTTGTCGTGGAACGGCGGCGTCGAGGCTGTTGGCGATGAGGGAGAAGGCGCATCCGTCACCGCCGCTGTAGGTGCTATCCCAAAGGACGCATTCGTGCTGCAAGCATTCGCCGTTAATGAAAGGGCAGTGTTTGCGTGGTGCACTTTGGTCGGGGGATTCCTCTTCGAGTACGGCTTTGTCACCGCGCTCTTTGGCGATGGCGAGGGCTTCTTCGAGGGTTTCGGCGATGTAGGGGCTTTCGAAGACCCAGTCGTGTCGACCGTGCCATGGGATGAGGTAGGCAATGTTGGCTTCGGGGGCACCACGGCGCCGGACGATGAGGCGAATGGGCGCGAAGCCTTCAAGGAGGATGGCGGGGAGGCCGTCGTGGTCGGTGAGGGTTGGGGTGAAGTTGGCGAGGCGGGGTTCGATGGCAAGGGCGTTTTGCCAGGCTTCTTCGGCTTTGCGGCGCTCTTTGGCTTCGCGCTGGCGGTGGTAGGCCTGGGCTTCGGCGGCGCGCTGTTCGAAGTAGGCGCGGGCGAGTTGGCGGGCGTAGTCGGTGGGGTTGGGGGTTGGGGTGGTGGTCATGGTGGGGCTCCTTGGGAGTTAGGGGTTAGGGGGGTAGAGGTGAGGGGTGAGGGCGAGGAGTTGGGCTTCGATGGCGTTCATGCGGTGGTAGAGGCGGGATTTTTCTTCTTCGGCCTGTTCGGCGGCCTGGGCGGCTTGTTCGAGGGTCTGGAAATCCCATTTGCCGCAGTTATATTGGGCGTCGACGAGGTGGTAGTAGGCTTGCCATGCTTTTTCTGTGCGTGCGCGGGCGCGGGCGTAGGCGGCGCGTGCCTGGCGCAGTTGGGCGATGAGTGCAGGGCGGGGCGGAGTGGTGGCGCTGACAACGGCACGGGCGTGTGTGTGAGGTTGTGAGGGGAAGGTTGTTGTTATGGTCATGGGGTGGCTCCTGTGGTTTTCGTTCGGTTACAAGTTGTTATCGTACGCTAACGACATATTAGCATAGTAGCCCGCAGTTGTCAAGTGATAACAAATTGTTTCCCTTTGATTGTGTTTTCTGGTGTATGATTATTGTCAACGGGAGAGAACAAAATGAAAACATTTACGACTTGGCTCACCTCAGAAATGAGGAAGAGAGATATAACACAAGCGGAATTGGCGAGGCTGGCGGGTTTAAGTAGAACGGCCGTCTCTAATGTGCTTTCAGGCGCTCGAACTCCCGGCCCTGATTTCTGCAGGGCGATTGCGCGCGCGCTGGATTATCCGCCGGAGGTGGTGTTTCGGCGGGCGGGGTTGTTGCCGCCGAAGCCGGAGGCGGATGAGGAGATTGAGCAGGCGGTGTATTTGCTGGCGCAGATGTCGCCGGAGGCGCGGCGGGAGGCGTTGGCGTTTTTGCGTTTCAAGGCGGCGATGGATGAGGGAGTGCCACCGCCGAGAGGTGGCGGTCGTAAAACGAAGGAGAGCCGGGAAAGCCCGGCTCTTGGTGGTTAAAGGGTGTATAGAAACATCGGTTCCGTTATTACGAATGACAATTGGTAATCGGTGATTCGTAAAAG